CGTCGCCCGCTCGATAGGGCTTACCGATCCGCGCCTTACCCAGGCAGTCGGTGGCCGCATGACTACTACTGGCGAAGTGGTATCCACCGCCTCGGTGTTGGGCCTCGCTTCAGCTTGGGCCTGCGTCAACCTGCTTGCCGGCACGATCGCTTCGCTACCGCTCATGGTCTACCGAACCCGGGGCGGCGCGAGGGTGGTTGCAACCGATCATCCGCTGTACATGATTTTACATAACAGCCCGAACGCTGATCAGACCGCGGTCGACTTTTGGGAGTTCATTTGTGCTTGTATCGAACTTGGCGGTAACGCCTATGCCGAGATCATAAGGTCCAGCGATGGCCGAGTGATAGCGCTCAGTGTGCCCATCGCTCCGGAAATAATGACTGTTCGCCGCCTGCGTGACGGCAGTCTGCAGTATGAATGGTCTGACAACGGTATCCGTTTGGTCGCTGCCCAGGAAAATATGCTTCACATCCGCGGATTTGGCGGCAATCCGCTGGGCGGGCTCTCGACATTGTCGTTTGGCCGCCAAACCTTTGGGTTGGCCCAAGCCATTGAACGCGCCTCAGGCGATACGTTCCGAAACGGAGTCCGGCCTTCGGGCCTCCTGAAGACGGCAGACACGCTGACACTCGATCAGCGCAAACAAGCCGAGGAACTGCTGCAGGAGAAGTTTGCAGGCGCCATCAATGCCGGGCGGCCCATGCTGCTCGACCGAGGCATGGACTGGGTTCAGCTTTCGATTAGCCCGGAAGATGCGCAGATGCTGCAGAGCCGCGCCTTTTCGGTTGAGGAGGTCTGCCGGTTTTTTGGCGTGCCGCCGTTCATGGTTGGCCACACTGAGAAAACCACCAGCTGGGGTACAGGCCTTGAACAGCAGACATTGGGGTTCCAGAAGTTCACGCTTCGCCGGCGCCTCAAACGCATCGAGCAGGCGCTTGCTAAACAGCTTCTATCGCCTGCAGACCGTCAGGCCGGGATCGTTATTGAGTTTAACCTAGAAGGCTTGCTGCGCGGCGATAGCGGCGCGCGCGCTTCCTTCTACCAGCAAATGCTAAGCAACGGCGTGATGACTATCAATGAGGTGCGCGCGCTTGAAAACCTTGCACCTGTCGAAGGCGGCGAGGTGCCGCGGATGCAAATGCAAAATGTTCCCATCAACCAGATCAGCCCTGGATTGGGGCAATCTGGCACGTCTGCTGGTCTACCTGTGCCTGATAATGGAGTTACTGCATGAACCACCTGGATTTCATCTTAGATACAAAGGCCGTTACTGACGATGGCCTGATCGAGGGGATCGCCGCAGGCTATGGAAATATAGATGCTGGCGGCGATGTTATTGTTCCAGGGGCTCTAAACCGATCGCTTAAAGGCCGTAAGTCAGTTCCCATGCTGATGTTCCACGACCAAACGCGTCCGGCAGGTGTGTGGACTGAATTTGCAGAGAGCCGCGAGGGACTGATCGTCAAAGGCCAGCTTTCGCTATCATCTCAATCTGGCCAAGAGGCTCATGGGTTGGTCCGTGATGGCGCGATTGGCGGGCTATCCATTGGTTATAGGACTATCCGCGAGCAATTGGTGGGCAAGACCCGGCAACTGCTCGAACTTTCACTTTATGAAGTGAGCCTGGTTACCATACCAATGAACGAGCGGGCGGTCATAACCAGTGTAAAATCGATCCTCGAAGATGGCCGCCTGCCAACGCTTCGTGAATTTGAGCACTTCCTGCGTGAGGCAGGGTTCTCGAAAAGTCAGGCCACCGCAATTGCGGGTAAAGGTCTGGTGCCGCTGTTCCGGAGCGAGTCTGGCAGCAACTCCTCCGACTTTCTGTCGGCCTTGATGGCGCAAATACGCGCCTGACCAATATCCCACGACTAAGGACTATTATATGAGCGATCAAAAAACGGCCGAGCAGCTTGCCGGCGAAGTCAAAGGCGTGCTTGATGCCCGCTACCATGAATTTCAAGCCAGTCTTGATGGCAAACAGGCAGAGTTGCGCTGTATGCTCGACACGCAGCATGACGAGATCAAATCTGATCTTGATAGCAAACACGACAAGGTAAAGGCCTTGGCCGAAGAGGCGCTGGGCAAAGCACAGCGCGGCGAAGATTTATCTGTGGCCACAAAGCAGCTAGCAGATGAGGCACTGACCGCGCTTAACAATGCTAAAGCCCGCCTTGACGAGGTCGAGCAAAAGCTTGCCCGCAGGGTAGCCGAAGATACCGCCCCTCAATTCAAGACCATCGGCGAACAGGTTGTAGCAGATGACGCGATTAAGGCATTTTTGGGCAATAGCACAGTGCGGGGCCGCGCCAGTGTAGAGGTAAAGGCTATCATCTCGGCGCTTACCACTGACGCTAATGGCTCGGCGGGCGACCTTATCGTGGCCGACCGTCTGCCTGGCATACTAATACCAGGCCAGCGTCGTCTGACCGTGCGCGACCTGCTGACGCCAGGGCGGACTGCTAGCAATTCAGTGCAGTATGTTAAAGAGACCGGCTATGCCAATGCGGCAGCTTCGCTTTCGGAGACCGCAGGGACAACCAAGCCGCAGTCGGACATTAAGTTTGATGTACTGACCAGTAACGTCACGACGATCGCGCACTGGGTTTTGGCGACACGCCAGATCCTTGATGATGTGCCAATGCTTCAATCCTACATCGACGGACGTCTTCGTTACGGATTGGCGCTTGTTGAAGAAAACCAGCTGCTAAACGGCAGCGGAACAGGCACGGACCTTGCCGGCATTTACACTCAGGCAACAGCCTTTGCGCCGCCGATTACGATCCCTGCAACGGTGACCCGGATTGATGTGCTGCGCCTTGCAATGTTGCAGACAGCGCTCTCGGAACTGATGTCAACTGGCGTAGTGCTCCATCCTGCAGATTGGGCAGCCATCGAACTGCTTAAAGATAGTCAGGGCAGGTTTATTGTTGGCAACCCGCAAGGCACTCTTACGCCAACGCTTTGGGGGCAGCCGGTAGTCTCCACGCAGTCGATGGCAACTGGCAAGTTCTTGACAGGTGCGTTTCAACTGGGTGCCCAGATTTTCGATCGCATGGATGCAGTGGTCGAGATTTCTACCGAAGATGACCAGAACTTCCGCAAAAACTTGGTGACAGTGCTGGCAGAAGAACGCCTTGCGCTTGCGGTCTACCGGCCCGAAGCCTTTGTGAAGGGTGACTTTGCGGCCGCAGCGACGGCAGCCACCAAGATTTGATAAAAGAGGGCCGGCTTTTGGGCTGGCCCTTCATTTTATAGGAGTACGCCCCCATGTTTTTAAAGGCACGCGATACCATTCACGTAAGTAGCGTGAGTTCAGATAATATTATTACCGGTCAGACCTTCGAGATCGACGCATTGGCAGGAGCGAGCCTCATCAAGCGGGGTCTTGCCACTGAAGTGGTGGGGGCAGCGGTAAAGTCAGAGCTTGGCGCGCTATCCAAATCTGAAACAACGCCCAAGGCAAAGCAGCAAGAAACGCCGAACGTCTTGACCAAATCTGCTGCGAACATTGCCAACAAGGCTGGTTGATGTCCGAGATACTCGTCATCGCTCCGCCACAGGACAGAGCCGTGACGCTTGAGGAAGCCCGGCAGCAACTGCGACTTGATGCAAGGGATGAGGATCTCTTGCTGGGCGCTAAACTTGATGCAGCTCAGGCTGAGCTTGAGTTGCAAACCGGGCTTAGACTGTGCGAACAGACCCTCGAATTGCAGCTTGAAGGCTGGGAAGACGAAGTCACTGTGCCGGTCCGGCCCTGCACAGTAGCTGAGATCCGCTTCACTGCGGCAAACGGCAACATGACCGTCCTGCCGGAGAGTGATTATGTCGCTCGTCGGCGCAATGGGTTTACCCGCATCCGCCCGGCTTCAGCCACATCATGGCCAGAGCTTGGCACAGACGGCCTGATCCAGATCACCTTGTCAGCCGGATTTTCAGACACAGCCCCTGATCTCCAGATCGCCCGGGCCGCGATCCTGGTCAAAGTTGCCTCTATGTTTGAAAACCGTGAAGGCGCGCCCTGTCTCGCCTTCGAGAGCCTCTTGGGACAGCTCAAATGCCGCTGGATCTAGCCTCGAGCCTCGACACAAGGATCCGGATCGAGCGCAAGTTGGTCACACGGGACCCGCAATACGGAACCGAACAGGTCACTTGGGGACAGTTTGCTTATGTCTGGGCCGAGGTGAGGGACATTCTTCCATCTAAGGCTGAACGTTTAGCGGACAGTGTCCAGATTGCTCGCAGGCCTGCGCGTATCCGGATTCGTTATTTGGCGGGGCTCGTTGCTGATATGCGCGTCATCTTCGACAATCGCATTCACCAGATTGTCTCTGGCCCGGCGACGCTTGGCCGGCGCGAGGCCATGGAAATCATGGTCGAAGAACACTCCAGTCAAGGAACCGCACCATGACTATAAAGTTGAAGGGCGGACCTGAACTGCTGCGCTTGCTTGATGAACTGCCCAAGAACCTTGAGCGCAACGTTATCCGCGGCGGGCTTCGCGCTGGCGCCAAGGTGATCCAGCAACAGGCGAAGGCCAATGTCCCTGTCCGCACAGGCAAGCTCAAGACGGCGATTGGCATCGGTACGCGGGTTGAGGGCAGTAAGCTCTCCTCCTACGTTAAACTGCGCGGAACAGGCTCATATGTTGGCCTGTTCATCGAATATGGCGTTGCGCCGCACCTGATTTCGGTTTCCGATGCAGACAAGCCAGTCCGCGAGACACGCCGCGGCCCCCGCGCAGTGTCAATCGGTACGATCAACAAGATGGTGAAACGAGGCAGCCTGAAGATTGGCGAGAACTTCGTCGGTTCCGTGGTGATGCACCCGGGCCACTCTGCCAAACCGTTTCTGCGCCCGGCTCTTGATCAGAAGGCCGAGGAAGCGGTGGGCGCCATGGGCGCCTATATCGCCCACCGCGTGCAGATTGGTGATCTCAAGGCTCCCAAGCTTGAGATCGACGACGAATGAACGGGGTTATTGCGGTCCGATCTCTCCTGGTAGGCGACACCGGGGTGGCGGCGATTGTGCCTGAAGCGCGTATTGCCGCTGGAATGCTGCCCCAGGGCACAGACTTGCCGGCGATATCGCTGATGTCGGTCAGCAGCGCCGATCGCAACATCCCGGCACCGAGCCACAAACGCCGGGTGACCGAGCGCGTGCAGGTGACCGTGCTTGCGGCGTCTTACCGCCAAGTAAAAGCCATTCTCTCGGCTGTCCGCAGGGCTACTGCCGACCAGATGCCCACCATCGACGGGCTCTTTGACGTGACCGTCCACACAGACACCGCCGGACCAGATTTCGTCGATGAGGAAACCGGCATCCATATGCAAAGCCAAGATTTGCGCGTTTCATTTAACGAGGTTTGGCTAACCTCACCTTTATAAGGACCTAATATTATGACAGTTCGGACTTCTGCTGGCACCACATTGAAGGTGTCGGTCTCATCTCCTGCGACCTTTGACGCCACAGGCTACAACGCGCTTACCATGACTTTGGTCGGCGAAGTTTCAGACCTTGGAGAGTTTGGCCGCGAGTTCAATCTTGTGACCTTCAACCCTGTTGGCAGCCGCGGCGTGGTCAAGAAAAAGGGCAGCTTCAATCAGGGCACGATGACGATCCAAATGGGTCTTGATACCGATGATAGCGGCCAGATCCTTCTGAAATCTGCATCTATGTCCGATGCAGATTTCAGCTTCCTTGTCACCACCCAGAACGGCGACAAATACTACTTTCAGGCGCAGGTGATGAGCTTTAAGGTCAATATTGGCTCGGTCGACCAGATCACCACCGCCACCGTGACGCTGGAACTCACCACCAATTCTGCCGGCGTAGGCATTGTCGAGGTGCTGGCGCCTTAGTGATCCTTCGTATGCGGCATATCCGCTTGCTTTATAGATCATGATTTGGCAATAAGATGATCGATATAAAGAGGTTTATCGATCATGCAATGGAACTGGCAAGACCCCAACTGGCCCAACTTCCGTTGGGATAGCGCCCGATTGGCTAGCGAAGAGCTTGCATTTGCGGAAAAATCTGGCGTGTTAATCGGTTCGTCTAGCCATCTGGATCAGGACAATAGATCACAGTTGGTGGTCGATTTGATGAGCCGTTCGGCGCTGGATAGTTCTGCCATTGAGGGGGATATCCTTGATCGCGACAGTGTCCAGTCTTCAGTCCGACGCCAATTGGGGCTGCAGACAGATAACAGGCGCATTGGCCCTGCTGAAGCGGGTATCGCAACGCTAATGGTCGACCTGTTTGCGACCCTCAATAGGCCGCTTGACCATGAGACATTGTACAACTGGCACCGCTTAGTGATGTCGGGTCGCACCGACTTAGAAATAGTAGGCGGATACAGGGTGCATGAAGAGCCCATGCAGATCGTCTCAGGCCCTGACTATAAACGAAAGGTTCACTTTGAGGCCCCGCCATCTGCTGTAGTTGTCCGTGAAATGGATCGTTTTTTATGCTGGTTTGCCGATAGTGCGCCAAATGGAGCAAATCCTGTCTCGCCCCTCACAAGAGCAGGTATTATTCACCTGTGGTTTGAGATTATTCACCCGTTTGAGGACGGCAATGGCCGTCTGGGCCGAGTGATTGCGGAGAAGGCTCTGGCGCAAGGACGCAATGGTCCAATGCTGGCCGGGATCTCGTCCACCTTTATGCAGCATCGCAAAAGCTATTATGATCAGCTTGAGGCAGCGAGCCGGTCCCTGGACATCAATGAGTGGTTGGGTTGGTTTGCGAAAATGACGCTTGCCGCTCAGGACCAGTCGGTTGCCTGGGTTGAGTATTTAATTGGCAAGGCGCGTATGATGCTGCGCTTGCAAGGCCAGATCAATACGCGCCAAGAAAAGGTCTTGCTCAGAATGTTTAAAGCTGGGCCTAACGGTTTTGAAGGCGGGCTTAGCGCTGACAACTACCGCACCATATCTGGAGCAACCTCGGCTACAGCTACGAGAGACCTAAGTGATCTGGTAGAAAAATGTGCCCTTCGCCGAACTGGCGAACGCAAGGGCACGCGCTACTGGATCGTCCTGCCTGAAACGGCCTGACGCCGCCCTTCCTAATTACCGCAAACTGACGCCTGCAGTTCGATATTGATCGGACGGCCGGCGGCTGCGTATTGTTCTCCCACCAAAAGGATTAGCCTGCCATGTTTGACATTACCACGCTTGCTGCAACCGATACGTCCACTGTGGATCTCGTCGGGGGCGACGACGCCCCAATTTTTGACGACAAGGGCAAGCGGCTCTCCATTACGGTCTACGGCCCTGGCTCGAAGGTCTACCAGCGCGCGCAGGCACGCCAACAAAACCAGCTTATGGACAAAATCAAGAAGCGTGGAAAAATGGACCAGTCCGCAGAGGAAAAGCTTGCCGAACAGGCCGATTTTCTTGCTGCCTGCACGGTAAGCTTCAACGGTTTTGTCTATCCATCCGCGCAAGAGGAAG